ATGTATTGCATTTGGATTTAATGACAATTCACACCAATCTATTTTTTCAGGATTCCTTTCTAATAAATGTATCGCATTTAGATTTCGTGACAACGGTCTCCAATCTATCTCTTCTTTATTTATCCAATCCAATAATTCATACACCCACATATTTGATTCACAGGTCATGTCTTGTTCCATTCTTAATTTTATTTGTGTTCTATTCGATACAAAAGATATTCTCAATCAATTTTTATGATGTATTATTTTTTGATAAAATTGAAGTGTTTCCGCGTAGCGGAAACCTTAACTTTATCCGCCCTGTGGAAATTGAAGCGATAATTGCGTCAAAATAATAAAAAAATAATGACTACTATCTAATTTTCTTGTTCTTATTTGTATTGCGGTTTTATTCTAAAAATCATCTATGTCTCCACCTATTTCTAAAAATCTCTCCAATCGTTTCGGATGCATACACTTCATCATCAGTTCTTCTCTTATCACATTCATTCTTTGATACAAATACTTGTAATTCATTTTTTTCTTGAATATTGACGGATTGTAATACAGATATATCCGACTTACTCTATTTCTATATTTTTCTATCAAATGAATCGCATTTGGATTTTTTGCAACCCATAACCAATCTATTTTTTCTCGATATTTTTCTAATAAATGAATCGCATTTGGATTTTCTGACAAATAAACCCAATCTATTTTTTCGGGATTCTGCTCTAATAAATGTATCGTATTCGGGTTTCCAGACAAATAAACCCAATCTATTTTTTCTGGATTTTTTTCTAATAAATGTATCGCATTTGGATTGAATGACAAGTAATCCCAATCTATTTTTTCGGGATTTTTTTCTAATATATGTATCGCATTTGGATTTTCTGTCAAGGAATGCCAGATTATTTTTTCTGGATTTTTTTCCAATAAATGAATCGCATTCGGGTTTGTAGACAAAACATTCCAATTTATCTTTTCAAGATTCTGCTCTAATAAATGAATCGCATTTGTATTACTTGATAATCCACACCAATCTATTTTATCCTGATTTTTTTCTAATAATTTTATCGCATTTGGATTACATGATAATCCATACCAATCTATTTTATCCTGATTTTTTTCCAACATTTGGACCGCATTTGGATTCATTGACAATCCATTCCAATCTATTTTTTCTTCATTTAACCAATCCAATAATTCATACGTCCAAACATTTGATTCGCATTGTTGTTCCATTCTTTATTTTATTTGTGTTCTATTTGATACAAAAGATATTCTCAATCATTTTTTTATGACATTTTTAATTTTTGATAAAATTGAAGTGTTTCCGCGTAGCGGAAACCTTAACTTTATCCGCCCTGTGGATAAAATTGAAGCGATAATTGTGTCAAAATAATAAAAAAATAATGACTACTATCTAATTTTTATGGTTTATTTATGATTTACGTTAAATATGATACACTTTCTTACGATAAAAGTATTCTCCGTGTGTTCCGTCTATTGTCGTTCTATCTCGTATCATCTTACTCATCTCTTTTTTAGAAATAGTTCCTTCTGTATAATTAGCCACGGCATCAAACAAATCATAATGAGTGACTAATATATTTCCATGTAAATCACACTTTTCGATTTCATTTTTACGACGTATTTTTGTCATCGCACCTTGACTTTTTAGTCCAATCCCGTGATATCCTTCTCCTTCTTCACCTCTATAATCATCAATATAATCAGGTACTATGTACTGCTCTCGGTTATCTAAATAATATTTCAATTCACGACGGTGCAGTTCTCTATCGACCCCCATTCCGTTTCTTTTTCTCCAGACCAGATATTCGTCTAATATGACTTCAAAAATGACCTTCCTTCTCGGAGAATAATCACAACACATATTAACGAAAGCTTCGTCTTCTTCGTCCGGATAATACAGATTTTCGATTAAAACGTATCTTAATTTAATACCGATAATAGCATAAACAGGTTTTCCGGTTTCGTATTCTATCATCAACCCTTTATCATAACGTCTTTCCAAAAATAACAACAACGACTGTATGACATCTTCATTTGTAACCCGTGAGTAAATCTTGAACGCTCCTTCTATGTCTTTTACGGACACACGGACATCACCACGAACGATGCAACGGTCATTTACGAAATTCATAAAACCTTGTTCCATTCTTAATAATACTGTGTGTTGTATCGATACGAGTATCATTTCTTAATCAATTTTTTATGATTTGTTATTTATTGTCTTTATTTGATACAAATGATGTGATATTTGTATCAAAATATGAAAAAAATAATGACTACTATATTAATTTTTATGGTTTTAATATTTTACACTTTCTTACGGAAATAATAACTTCCTGAAGGACCTACGATTTCTTTTTTGTTTTTTATTGAACGACTCAATTTTGATGTACTCATATCAATCTTTAATTCACTTAACTGCATTACGGCGGCTTTCGCAATTGATTCGTGGATGTCCAATACACCGCCCTCCATATCACAACGCTCTATTACACAACCAGTAGAAGATGTTCTATGATGTGAAATATCACTTGGAAATGCCAATCCATAATATCCCTGACCTGTGCCTACATTTGCCCAAACCGTCTCGGCTAATAAATACGGACAATCTTTCAAATATTTCTTCAAGTTTTTCTCATCATCAATTTCTTCGGGTTTGTTCATATTTCTTTTCCAGTTTTGATACTCTGTAAATAGTTCATTGAAATGTTTCGTCAATCCAGGACCAAATACACATCTTGCGAATATAAAGGTTTCTTCATCGTGGCTCACCAGATATTGTTTATTATATTTGACATCTTTGAGTTTTATTCCCATATATCCGTATAATTTTTGGTCTTTGTCTTGAAAATGTAATTTCTTGTATTTGTAACTTCTATCCAGAAAATCAGTAAACGCAGATGATACTTTTCTTTTTGCTTTTTGTGTGTGTATCTTATACGCCCCTAATATATCTTTTGGTAATACTTCAACATCGCCCCTTACTATACAATGTGAACCGATGAAGTCCCTAAAACTCTTCAGTAATATCGGGTCTATATCATCAAAATTTGTTAATGGCAACTGCTCTGACACTTCACCATCTTTTGGAAATACTTGAAAGTTTCCTCTTACTAAACAATGTGAATCAACGAAGTCCCTGATTCTCGTCAATAATACTGGTTCTACATCTTCGAATGTTGCTAATGACACCTGTCCTAACATTTTTATTTCGGTTTGTGCTGATGAATCACTCATTGAAACTCTATTTTCGGGTTCATCGTTTATAATGCTATTTGAGAATTCATACATTTTTTTCAATTTTAATTGTCTATCCAATTTATTAGGATTCATAAATAACTTAAAACTATTATACTCATTTACGATACAAAACTTTGCTTCTTCAATTTCTACTTGAAACACCTCTTTATCAGCGTGAAACAAATGACTTAATTTTGAGTGGACGCTCGTTTCTAATTTTCGTAATTCTTTTTCTTTTATGACAGGGTCGGCAATATCATTCAAATATTTCACTTCTTGACTGAATACAATCTTACCATTAGGACAAATAATATTAAACGGTTTTGCTCGTCTTTGTAGACACATTGAATAACCGATTTTCAACTTTGGAATTGCGGGTGCGACAATTGTCGTATCCACATTATAGATGTATATATACGGTATTGTTGAATTTGCGATTTTATTTAATTCTTGTTCATTTTGCGTTTTTTCTAAATCATCTTTTAATTCTTGGTTTTTCGTTTCCAATTCTTTAACCTTTCCCTGTAGAACATAACTGCCATTTATGCGTATTTCCTTAATGACTTCACACACCCACTTTTTGAATACTTTAGCAATCGGTTTTCTGGAAATGAATAGTATATTATACAATCCCATTTCTGTTAAGAATGACACTGATTGCTCCCCGCCTTGTGTGTTCATGCTAATCGTAATGCGTTCTGAACTATCAAAATCCTTTATAGTGGAGTGTATATTACTTAATCCTAACACAGCACCAATATCACTTGTGCGAAACAATGGGTCATTTTCCGTACCACAAATTGTAATTGGTGTGTGCATATTATTATCATTAAACGCTTTTACAATATCCATTTTTATCAAATGTCAAATGTCAAATATAGGTGTGATACAATGTCTTTATCACCTTCATAAAAATAATATTTTCAAATCAATTTTTTACGACTTCGTATAAATTAGGCAAATTAGGCACATTTTTGCCTAATTTATTAACAATTTAAGAAGGTGTTAGATACTGTCTTACACCCTTTTTCAGTATGTAACTGAATTTGTTCATTTTTGATTAATAGCAATTATATTGGTCAAATGATACGACTTCCCATAAGGAGTGAAATAGTGTCTCACACCTTATAGAAGGGCGTGACATAGTATTCGTTCTTGCGACTGGCAGATTGAACATTATATACCAAAAATAACGAGAAACCATTTTTATTTACCATTGCGTCTTTTTTACAGTGATTTGTGAGCCCTTCTTCTTGAATTTATTAGGGTCATATTCTTCTTCATCATCAGAACCGAGGTTTTTCGACAATTCCCAGAACTGTTTTGCTCCCATTTTGAAATTTGGACGCTTTTCGGCCTTATACCAGAAGATTTGGTCTTGTAATCGGTTAGATTTGCTGTTATTATTAATAACGAGGCACTCATAATTCTCCGTACAACTGTCTAAAACCGAACAAAACGCCTCAAAAGTCGGAAACATCGAGGCATAATTCGTATAAATGCGTTTGCGATTTCCCCCTATATTTTCCCTTAATATGAAAACATAATCGATATTTGTCCTTAAATTAGGGGGTATTCCAAGCGGGTACTGCATTGTTATGATCAACATTATCTTCCAGTGACGGCCGTTCATAAAGAGGAGTCGCATAAGTTTATCACGAGTCCATTTATCGTCATAAAGACAATCATCAAGAATAACAAAAGTGCGTGGGTCGATGGAAGATTTTTTGAATGTTTCCTGTTCTTTCTTCATTTGCTTAAGAACGACTTTTTGTCTTCTTAAGATATTTTCGATAATAACAGAATTATATTCATCGTGAATGAAAAGTTTAGGAACAAGTTCAGAATAAAATCCGTTACTGGCTTCAGTTCCTGATATAACAGCCCCAATGGGTATATCCTGATGAAAAAAAAGAAGGTCTTTTACAAGAACACTCTTACCTGTATCTCTTCTACCAATCATTACAATTACTGGACCTTTCGCTCCTTCTATATCTTTGGCGTCAAAAACAATACTTTTCATATCAAACTTTTTTAGTTCTAAAGAACCTGAAGACATGATATGTGTTATTATGTATTATATTATATTTTGATACAAAAAACTAATAATATGGACTTTATTGTAATAAAAATACTTCTTTATTACAATTCTTTTTTTCTTACTTTTTATCTGTTGCTCTATCCATTGATTCTCCAAATATAACCATTCTTTATTTCACCTGATGCCGATGCTTTTTTTAGAGACGTGATAGACATTTGAAAATCTTTTGCTACTTCTCTATTCGAACCATATGTCTTTATGATATTTCTTGTTCTTGGGTCAATCTGATCGACGGATTTTGCTGATTTACTGACAATCTTTTCGGGTAGTGTATCTCTTGATAGATATTCATTTTTCATTTCTTCACTACAATCCTTGTAATACTTCCAGTAATGACCACTTGAAATTGATTCCTGTTGTATAGCACGTGAGAAACTATTACACTTCATCATTCTTGCATCAATCGCTTCTTTTTGAGAAGCATAAACTTTCATTATTTTAGTTTTTGTTATATCTATCATCGCCAACAATTGAAAACCCGCCAATTGTCTTGTAGCGACTGTATCTGGAATAGTATCTGGAACCGTCTCATCGTGTCTTACAAAATACCATCTAAAATCCTTGTAAATCGTATTATTCTCAGCCGCACATTTCAATGCTGCCGGTGTTATAGTATTACCATCAAACGATCTTTCTACATCTATTGGACTATCAAAAATTTTTATAGGATTTGTTAAATCTTCTATGTTGTATTGATAAACTTTTGGAGACCGTCTTCCTGTATCTCGTTTTACCATACTAAAATTACAAGTAGTAATATTGCCTAAAATTGGGGGGACTTGTTCTACTTCAATCTCATTATTTTCCTCAATTTCTGGTATAATTACTGGTTCAATACGAACACCTTGTTTTTGAAGTTCTAAATTAATGAGCAAATTTTGATTTTGTAGCAACAAATTCTCCTGTTGAATTTTAAGTCCTTCAAGTTTAATTGCTTCTGTTTTTTGAGCGGTTTCCTCTAATTTTATAGCCCTTTCATCTCTTTCAATATCCGTATTCTGGAAATTTTTTTTGTTCTCTTGCATAATTTTTACGAATTCCTCGTATTGCTTTTTATCTACAAGATAGGTTTCTGACGACTTATTTCCATTCTTCATTTCTACAGGATAATTGAATTTTTTTATGAAATCATTATTATGTAAGAACTTTTCGAACTTTACATAATTATCAGATTGAATTACATCAATTAGTAGTATTTCTGTTGTGAAAGAATTCGATAAATTTGATTTACGCTCCTTGATTGATTGTGTTGCACCAATTTTTACGACAAGAGCGTCTCCTATGTTTTGTATCAAAAATACATATACAACATTCTTTAAATGAAAATCACTCACCAATCTTCTTTCTTTCTCAAGACCCTTTTCTTTTAAAAACTTTTTATATTCAACAAACTCGTTGTCCCTAATTTCTAATTGTTTTTTTAATTCTGTTGTTTCTTCTTGAATAACATCTTGTAACGTTTCTTCCAATGTTATATAGTATTCGTGTATTTGGTCTGCTTTAGTTGTGCTTGATTTAAGACAAAATAGTTTGAACGTTTTTACATTCATCATTATTATTTCCTTAACATTACCGTTACTCCCTTTACGAGGGCATTCACCCGATCGGGAGAATGACGTTATATAATCTTTGTCTACTATAAAATGTCGTTCCAACACTCTTTTAGCAGCGGATTTTTGATTAAAACCCAACCATTCCCATATGTTGTCCAAATCGATTACATAATCGTTTCTTTGGTAATTTAGAAAACAATAAAATGACGCAACAAATAGTTGCTGTTCTGTTTCATTGAATCTTTCCTTGATTTTGTTAAGTAATTTGCTATTGTATGTTCCGCTCAATCGTGTAATAGGATTATTCTCAATCAGTTCTACAATATCAAGAGATGCCATTGATACATATATGGTTATTATTTCTTTATACCATTTTTTAGTATTCAATACAATATATAAATGAATACTCGTGAGTATCTGTGGTAAATTGAAGACGTCTAAATAGACGGATTGAATTGTTTTCTCTGGTGAGCAAACAATTTAGCGATTCTGCTAAGTTGCAAAGCAAGATTTATCATTAACCCAAAGTGGTGAAGGAATTTCTCCATATTAAATCTTGATACTGCGGTTGCGGTAGCTCCTGCATGTTGATGTCATATTTTTACATTCCCATTCACCCATACTATTAATATCTTTAGCGTAAAAATTCGTTATAATGTATGATATTTATAAACTATAACAATTATATAGTTTAATGACTCCAGAACTATTTTTCTACATCTCACTCGCAGTAGTTCTTTTTATTCAAGGTTATTATTAATAAACATTTGTATCGATACAAAAATATAAATAGTTTTATTTAGGAACAATTCCCAAAAATTATAATCTATGTAAGATATATAACTAAATAAATGGCTGGTGCATTACTTCAATTGGTTGCTTACGGAGCTCAAGATGTATTTTTGACAGGAACCCCAGAGATTACGTACTGGAAGATCTCTTATCGTCGCCACACTAACTTTGCGATGGAGAGTATCGAACAGACATTCTCTGGACAGGCAGATTTCGGTCGCCGAGTGACATGCACAATCAGCAGAAATGGTGATTTGGCTTATCGCACATACCTTCAGGTGACTCTCCCAGAGATTAACCAGAGTATGAAGACCCAGACAGGACAGGGTGTCTATGCTCGTTGGTTGGACTACATCGGTGAGCAGCTCATCGCACAGGTAGAGGTCGAGATTGGAGGCCAGAGAATTGACCGTCAATACGGTGACTGGATGCACATCTGGAACCAGCTTACACTCTCATCAGAGCAGCAGAGAGGTTATTTCAAGATGATTGGTAACACGACCCAGCTTACCTACATCACCGACCCTCTCTTCGCCGAGGTGTCTGGCCCATGCTCTTCCGCCACTGGTCCATCACAGGTGTGCGCCCCTCGTAATGCTCTCCCAGAGACGACGCTTTACATTCCTCTCCAGTTCTGGTTCTCCAAGAACCCCGGACTTTCTCTTCCTCTTATTGCTCTCCAATACCACGAGGTCAAGATTAACCTCGATCTTCGTCCTCTTGGCGAGTGTCTTTGGGCTGTATCATCGCTTGGTGCCACATCTGGTATCCAGTCAGTCCCAATCGCTTACCAGCAGTCACTTGTAGCGGCGTCTCTCTATGTTGATTATATCTTCCTTGACTCAGATGAACGCCGAAAGGTCGCACAGAACCCGCACGAATATCTCATCGAGCAAATCCAATTTACGGGTGATGAGAGTGTTGGTTCATCGTCGAACAAGCTGAAGCTAAACTTCAACCATCCCTGCAAGGAACTCATCTGGGTTGTGCAGCCAGATGCGAACGTAGATTATTGCTCTTCTCTGGATGCTGCCCAGACGCTCTTCCGCACTCTTGGAGCTCAACCCTTCAACTACACAGATGCCATTGATGCTCTTCCCAACGCAATCCACGCTTTCGGCGGACCAGCAGAGACGAGTGGTTCCAACGCATTCATCACCTCCAACGGTCTCTTCCAGATGGCTGGAGCCACCGACAACACTGGAGTCCTCCCATCATCAGGAAACTGGGCTTTTACATCCAGCGGTGCCAGTCCAGACCTTCCATTCGGCCCACAGGACGGCAAGGCAGCAAACGGCTCATATGTCTCCGACGCTGGAACATTCGTTCTCGCAGAGACCGCACTCGACATGCATTGTTGGGGCGAGAACCCTGTTGTCACCGCCAAGCTTCAGCTCAACGGTCAGGACAGATTCTCCGAGAGAGAGGGTTCTTACTTCGACGTCGTTCAGCCATTCCAGCACCACACACGCGCACCTGATACTGGCATCAACGTATATTCTTTCTCACTAAAACCTGAGGAACATCAGCCCTCCGGCAGTTGCAACTTCTCCAGAATTGACAATGCTGTCTTACAGCTTGTGCTGTCATCTGGAACGGTCGCCGGAACTGCCACCGCAAAGGTGAGAGTATATGCCGTCAATTATAACGTATTGCGCGTAATGTCGGGAATGGCTGGCGTGGCCTACTCAAATTGAGGAACGTCCTCGACGCTATGCTTGGTATGGGTTGTATTGTATTATCTACAATATTACTCATATCATATTAAAACGATAAAAAATATATATTAATACCTATAAAAATGTGAATTAATCAATTCATACTTTTAATGAGACCAACAAATAGTGAGACCAACAAATAGTGGGACCAACAAATAGTGAGACCAACAAATTATATGTCTTGCACCTCTGACGGGTGGAGCAAGATTCTCTAACGTGCTCCTGCTTTCGGTTCAGATAAGGCAAAAATGATAATAACCCGTCCATGGGAACGACAGGTTAAAAATATGATGAATAATTGATGAGAACGTGTAAACAAGAACAGTAATTTTTCAACTAATAACAAATATCTCCTCGCTCACCAGAGAAAGCAAAAATGTTCTTCTACGTCAAAATATCGCCGTTTGGTTTCGCTATTGATAGTAGAAAACAATATAAAGAATTTATAACAATATTTACATACAATGACAACGCTTAATATAGTTGACTTAATAGAAACTAACCCGATTACAAAGCTTTCCGGAACATACAATAATAAGTTCATTACGAGAATACAAGAAAATTTTACCGAAACACAGCAAAAATTGTTTCTTTCATCGTTTTACTGTTTCTTAAATTACAATCAAACAAGCGATTTTGTAATTGATTTAGATAATATCTGGAAATGGTTGGGATTTAGTCAAAAAATTAGAGCAAAGGAATTACTTGAGCGAAATTTTGTGGTTGATAGGGATTATAAAGTTATGCTTTGCCGTTCGCAAGAACAAACCAAAAGCGGACGGGGTGGTTGTAATAAAGAGCAAATTATGTTGAATGTAAAAACATTCAAGTTGTTCTGCATCAAAGCAGGAACATCGAAAGCTGATGAAATTCACGAGTATTTTGTAAAATTGGAATTTTTACTTCAGGAAGTGATACAAGAAGAGTCAAATGAACTAAAAACGCAATTAGAACAGAAAGGAAATGAAATACTGGATATTCAAAATAAAAACAAGCTGGAGTATACTAAATTACTCAAAGAAAAGGAACTCGAAAAACAGAATATTCTACTTACTGAATATAGTAATAAAACGATTTCACTGGTATATATTATCAAAGTAAAATCGTTTATAAATGGTGAATATATTGTAAAAATAGGAGAAAGTCGTCGTGGTATAGTAGATAGATTCGCCGAGCATAAAACAAACTACGAAGAAGTACTATTATTAGATTGTTTTGGTGTGAACAGATGCAAGGATTTTGAAAATTTTCTGCATAATCATGAAGATATTAGGTGCAATAGAGTTACTGACTTAAAAGGGCATTTGTCAGAAAGAGAATTGTTTTTAATTGGAAAGAATCTAACTTATTCTACATTAATGAATGTGATAAAGGTAAATATAAATCATTTCGAACATAATGATAATGAGTTAGAAAAAATGAGAATAGAATATGATTCTTTGAAACTAATCACCGAAATTAATAGTTCTGATTTAAAAACAATAATACAACAACTTGTAAGTAACAACAAACTATTGTTAGATAAAATAGACAAGTTGGAAGATTCTAATAGGGAAATTTTGAAAAAGTTGGACAATGACACCCCTGCCCCGAAATTAACCACCGGTTTTAATACGCCACTCGTAACGCTTGGACCAAGATTACAGAAGATAAACCCCGAAACGCTACAATTAATAAGAGTATATGAAACCGTATCTGAATGTATGAATGAAAACATAAACATAAAAAGACCATCGTTGAATAAAGCCGAAGAGGAATGTACGGTTTACAATGGTTTTAGATGGAAATTTGTTCCCCGTGACCAAGACGCAAGTGTTCTTGTATCAATTGAAAAGACAAAAGAAACAAGAACACAAAATATTGGTTATATTGCGAAATTGAATAAAGAAAAAACCGAAATTTTGAATGTATATTTAGACAGAAAAAATGCAAGTAGTTTTAATGGTTATAAATCTCTATCTGGATTAGACACATGCGTAAAGAATTTTACATTATCGAATGGTAATTATTATTTACTGTATGACAGTTGTGAAGATGAACTAAAAGAAAAGTTCGTGGAAAAATATGGTAAACCATTATTATATAAAGATGGTGTCGGACAATTTGATACTAATGGAATTATGACACAAGAATTCGGTTGTAAATATGATTGTATAAGAGGACTGAAAATAAGCGACAAAACTATAGAAAAATGTTTGAATAAAGATATTGTGTACAACAGTTATTCATATAAGAGCATTGGTAGTAAATTAAAAGTCCACGACAATTAAGTAAATAAATCCGCATTTTTATGTAGAATGAAAAAATTGATTTGATTTATGTTTTATTTACAATCCATATTAACAATGACCACCACAATGACTCCTGAATCGGTATCCATTTACAAACTTCTTGACTGGATTGATATTGATAAATTAAATTGGAGAGGATTGTCACGTAATCCAAATGCGATACATTTATTGGAGAAAAATCTTGAAAGAATACACTGGGAATTGTTGTCGGGAAATCCAAATGCAACACAAATATTAGAGAAAAAACCAAGAAAAATTGACTGGAACATATTGTCTGCAAATCCAAATGCGATACAATTACTGGAAAAAAAAATAAGAAAAATTGACTGGGAAGAACTGTCAGCAAATCCAAATGCGATACAATTGTTGGAAAAATATCCTGAGAAAATAGAATGGGAAGAACTGTCAGCAAATCCAAATGCGATACAATTGTTGGAAAAATATCCTAAGAAAATAGAATGGCGGTGGCTATCTCGAAACCCGAACGCAATCCATTTACTTGAGAAAAATCCAGAAAAAATAGATTGGGAATGGCTTTCGTCAAACATAAACGCAATTCATTTGTTTGAGAATAATCTGGAGAAATTAAGTTGGGGGGGGGGGGCAGAAAACCCGAATGCGATACATTTATTGGAGAGAAATCCTGAAAAAATTTACTGGGAACTGTTGTCGGGAAATCCAAATGCGATACATTTATTGGAGAGAAATCCTGAAAAGATTGAGTGGATTACTCTACATCTCAATGACAATGGGTTAAAATTATTAGAAAAGCACCCAGAAAAAATAGATTGGGAATGGCTTTCGTCAAACATAAACGCAATCCATTTATTGGAGAAAAATCAAGAAAAAATAAATTGGTGTAGTTTGAGTTCAAATCCATCAATATTCAGGAAAGTTGTCAATTACGAATTTTTGAAAAAAAGAATGGATATGATAAGAGAAGAGTTGATGATGAAGTGTATGCACCCGTCCCGATTAGAAAGGTTTCTCGAAATGGGTGGAGACATAGATGATTTTTAGATAATTAAAAAATAAAAAATACAAATATACAATATGATGTAAATATTTCTGGTTTTATGGTTTGTTATTTTTTTTAGTGTCTCTGTTAGTAGCAATTTCTTTAGCCCGTAATTTATTGTATTCTTCAACGCCAAGTTTAACTTTCAATGTCTCTCTTTGTTTTTGTTTTCTTATCCGTCTATCTTCTTTAAGTTGTTCTGGAGTTTTTTTTTGGAATTTAGGTTTTTGTATCACAACAGCAGTATTTACATCTTCAATAGGTTCTTCAATTTTTGTATCTTCAATAGGTTCTTCAATTTTTGTATCTTCAATAGGTCTTTTTTTATTTTCAATAGGTTCTTCAATTTTTGTATCTTCAATAGGTCTTTTTTTATTTTCATTATTTTCAATAGGTTCTTCAATTTTTTTATTTTCAATTTTTGTATCTTCAACTTTTTCTGTTACAACAGTATTAGTTGGAGTGCAATTACCACACCGTCTCATCTTATCTTTTTCTCTCTCGACGACAAGACAAGGTTCACATCGTGATTTGGTATAAGATTCATCTAATTGTGTTCTGCATCCACGTTTGTGATTATAACAGAGTTTTTTACCAGCCAATTTAGTTTCATCAATAAATAATTGTAATTGATGAGAGTTACAGTATATATTTTCAACACTTCTCTTATTTTTACAACCATCTTTAGAACATGGGACAGCATTTTGTTTTACTGAAGTGTTTTTATTGATGGAGCGTGCCTTGCACTTATCGCAAGATTTAGTATCACCGTCAAGATAATACAATTTTCTGCAACCACTGCATTTTGTCAATTTAGTAAGCATATCATCAGTATAATCTTTCATATACTGATGAAATTTACAGAATTTAGTATCACCAATCGCCCCATGTATACACGAATTATCGTCTTTGTCTTTAGATAAACAACTCATTCTGTATATGTTATATGTTGTAGTAGTTGTGTTGTGTATATATAATTTTCTAAAAAGTGAATCAATTTTTTGTTCAAAGATTACTTTTTCGATACAAATCGTATAATTGTGTCAAATTATAGCATAAAATGATATAAAAATAATTTTGTATCATATAATAGAAATGGAAAATGAGAATAATGTAAATGAAGAACAGGTTCGAAGAGAACAAGAAGACCTTGAATTGGATTTAAAAATACAAGATGAAATCGAAGAAGAACGAGAACAGGATAGAAGAGAACAAGAAGACCAAGAACGAGATTTGGAAAGACAAGAAGAGTTAGACGAAGAATATGGAGATGGATATAGATGTATGTGCTTTTGTGGTGATAGAGAAGAACAAGTATTCGAAAGATAAAAATGTTCTGTTATATTTTCCGTTTCAATTAATAATCTTTCGATACAAATTATGTTATTTTGTTAAATATGGCATACTGTATCACAATTTAACATAGATATAACTTTTCAAGAGATTTCAGAAAAAATTGATTTCGATTTTCGTTTGTATCGAAATCAACACTACAAATCAAACACAAACTAACACGTAAAAATGACAAACATTCCAGAATCCGCCCCCTTCACTTACACTCTCCGTGAGTGGATTGACCCAGCGAAATTGGATTGGAAAAATCTCTCGTCGAATCCTAATGCGGTAAATCTGTTGGAAAAAAACTATAAAAAAATCAATTGGAAAAAACTCTCGTCGAATCCTAATGCGATGCACTTGTTGGAAAAAAACCCGTCAAGAATAAGTTGGAAAACGCTGTCTTCAAACCCAAATGCGATACACCTGTTGAAGAAGAACCCCCTAAAAATAAATCGTGCTGAATTGTCTGTAAATCGAAATGCTATACATCTTCTCGCAAAAAGAATCGATAAAATAAATTTGATTTACATGTATGGTGGCTTAGATGCGTTACAACAGTTAGAAAAACAAGAGAAAAAGATGAATTGGCGTTTGTTGTCAAGAAATCCAAATGCGATCCAATTGTTAGAGAAAAATATTTATAAAATAGATTGGTCAGAATTATCGTCGAATCCAAACGCGATTCATCTATTAAAGAAAAATCCTGATAAAATAGATTGGACGTTGTTATCGTCAAACCCAAATGTTTCTCAACTGTTAAATAAAGGATTGAATGAAAAATTGTTCTGGGGTTTCCTGTCTTCAAATCCAAAAGCAATTCGTCTGCTTGAGAAAAATCAGGGAAAAATTTATTGGGACTGGTTGTCGTACAATCCATCGATATTCAAGAAAACCATTAATTACAAGTTCTTGACAGCGAGAATGAATATAATTAGAGAAGAGCTGATGATGAAATGTATGCACCCGAAACGATTGGAAAGATGGCTCGAAATGGGTGGAGAAATAGATGATTTTTAGATGTATCACACAAAATGAAATGAATCTTGCTTGATGTTATTGTTGTATTAGATAAATTGGTATTATTATTATGTTATTTTGTAATTAACTTTTCGATGTATTATTTTGTGTTTTTTTACGTAATACTTTTCGATACAATTTGTTATGATGTGTGAAAAATTGATTTAAAATTTATAGATTTATGTTTGTATCACAATAATATTCAAGAAAAATTGAAAAACTAATATTACAATCAATGGCACCTGAATCTTACGTTCTACTTGACTGGATAAACAAAGATAAGTTGGTGTGGGAGAGATTGTCGGGAAACCCAAACGCGATACACTTACTGAAGAAAAAACCATCAAAAATAAATTGGAGTTGGTTTTCCGTAAACCCAAATGCGGTACATATATTGGAAAGAAACAAAGAAAAAATCGACTGGGTTCAAATTTCTTATAATCCAAATGCGATTAGTTTATTGGAAAAGAATCTGGAAAAGATAAATTGGAATCTGCTGTCTAGAAATTCAAACGGATTATCATTGTTAGAGAAATATCCAGAAAAAGCAGATTGGTATTGGTTATCTCAAAATCCAAATGCGATTCACTTATTGGAAAAGAATCCCGAAAAAATAGATTGGTGTTTGTTGTCTTCAAACCTGAATGCGATACATTTGTTGGAGAGAAATCCCGAAAAGATAAATTGGAGTTTATTGTCTTCAAATCCAAATGCGATACATTTGTTGGAAAAGAATCTGGAAAAGATAAATTGGAGTTGTTTGTCTGAAAACCCGAATGCGATACATTTGTTGGAAAAGAATCTGGAAAAGATAAATTGGAGTTGTTTGTCTGAAAACCCGAATGCGATACATTTGTTGGAAAAGAATTCCAGAAAAATAGATTGGCATTATTTTAGTGCGAATCCATCGATATTTATCAAAAAAATCAATTACAAATATTTGTATCAAAGAATGAATATGATAAGAGAAGAACTAATGATGAAATGTATGCACCCGAAACGATTGGAAAAAATTCTTGAAATGGGTGGAGATATAGATGACTTTTAGACATTGTAGATATTCTTTATGAAATAATGACTTAAATATTATGTTTGTATACAAATAAAGTGAATGACAAAAATGCCTGAAACACCTGAATTTTATGTTTTATTGGATTGGATAGACGACTCAAAATTAGAGTGGTTTGGTTTATCATCAAATCCAAATGCGATAAGTTTATTGGAAAAGAATCCATCAAAAATAAATTGGAAAGAGTTGTCTTCGAACCCGAATGCGATTAGTTTATTGGAAAAGAATCCATCAAAAATAAATTGGAAAGAGTTGTCTTCGAACCCGAATGCTATACGTTTACTAGAAAAAAATCAAGAAAAAATAGATTGGAAAAAACTGTCAGGGAATCCGAATGCAATACATTTATTAGAGCAGAACCAAGAAAAAACAGATTGGTGTGAATTATATTTGAACCCAAATGCGAGACATTTAGCAATATTAAAAGAAGAAGGAAAAACCCGTATAAATGAAATTTTAAATAAATCAGTATGTCCCGAAAAAGATAGATGGGATGCGATGTCATTGTACCAAGACAAAAATGCTATTAATTTACTAGAAAAGAATCCGGAAAAAATAGATTGGTACTGGTTATGTTTGTGTCTAAAAAAAAATACATTACCATTATTGGAAAAGTATCCAGAAAAAATAAATTGGACTTCATTGAGATACAACGATATTTCTATCCCGATATTGGAAAAAAATCAAGAAAAAATAATTTGGTGGAGATTGTCGTATAGTTCAGCAGGGTTGCATTTATTGGAAAAAAATCAAGAAAAGATAGATTGGAACAGTTTGAGTAGAAATCCGTCAATTTTCAAGAACGTGATAAATTATAAATATTTGACGGAAAGAATGAACATAATAAAAGAAGAACTCATGATGAAATGTATGCATCCGAAACGATTAAGTCGATGGATAGAAATGGGTGGAGATATAGATGACTTTTAGTTATAGTTCTATTAGAAAATGATTTAGATGTATTTTAGTATCATTATCTAAAGAGAAAGATAATGATAATGCCTTACGATTCTTATATACTTATTGACTGGATAAATAAAGATTATCTGTGGGAGAATATATTTTCTTCAAATCCAAACGCGATACAAATATTAGAAAGATACCTCGAAAAAATAAATTGGAAAAGAATCAATTACAATCCAAACGCAATACATATATTGGAGAAAAGACGTGAAGAAATAGATTGGCGTATATTATCAACGAATAAAAATGCCATACATCTATTGGAAAAAAATCCCCAAAAAATAGATTGGTGCCGTTTGTCAGGAAATCCCAACGCAATACATATACTGGAAAAAAATCCCGAAAAAATAAATTGGTATTGGTTATCTTCAAATCCAAATGCGATACAATTATTAGAAAGAAACCCCGAGAATATAGATTGGTGCCGTTTGTCAGGAAATCCCAATGCAATACATATACTGGAAAAAAATCCCGAAAAAATAAATTGGTATTGGTTGTCTATGAATCCAAATGCGATACAATTATTAGAAAAAAATCCCGAAAAAATAGAATGGGATTATTTGTCAGGAAATCCAAACGCTATTCAATTATTAGAAAAAAATCCTGAAAAAATATATTGGAGTGATTTATGCCGAAATCCCGAAGCAATGCTTTTATTAGAAAAAAATCAGGATAAAATAGATTGGTTGGCAATAAGTGAAAATCCATCAATATTCAGGAAGAATCTAAATTATAAATTTTTGAAAGAAAGAATGGACGTAATAAGAGAAGAAATGATTATGAAATGTATGCACCCGTCTCGGCTAGTTCGATGGATTGAAAATGGTGGAGAAATAGACGATTTTTGAGATGAGATAAAATATAATGATATAATACAACACCATAAATATAAATAATGAATATGATTTCGTCTTTACAATCAAATATATTTACCAATAAAAAGATTTATATCGACATTATCGATCCAACTAATTTAGTTTTATATTATAAGTTTAGTTCCGTAGATGTAAGTGGAACAACATTAGCAAATTGGGCAACCGGAACACCTGTGTTTGATGCGGTATTGACAGGAACTACAAATATAGTTAGTAATCAGTTGTCAACACTCACGTCAGGAACACGACTGAATGGAGTTCTTATAAATAGGTCTATACCAAGAACCGGATTTTCTGGTTTGTCATTTTCTTTTTGGTTTAAACCGACATTTTTTCCTGGTAATTATCCATTTTTAGCAACAATTCAAGACGCGTTGGGATACCCAAGTGGCAACAGATTTTATATTTCATTATACCCTGGAAATTTTTTGAGCATAAACGGACAAATGGGTTCGACGGGAACAACCCAAATGACTGTAAATACATTGTATCACATAGCGGTTGTTATAAAAAGTACTGGTAATCCAAATACGACATTGTATATAAATAATGTGCCACAAACCGGAAATACTTCTTATCCAACGTTTACAAATGCGTCTGGTTCTAATTTAATTAATAGAGACCCAGTTGGTGATGGATTAATCGGAACAATTGATGATTACCGTCTTCATAATCGTTCATTAACGGCGAGTGAGGTCAATACTTTATTTATAACGGGAAGAAGTGTTTAATCACTCATCTCCGAGAACAGGATAAGAGAACGTTTTTGTATGTATATGTATATATTATATATAATATATATATATATTATATATAATATATATATATATATAATAATGTCACGACTGGTATCATTGAAGAGTTTAGTGATAAATAATATAGTTTATAATAGACGTAGACCCTTTAATTTTGAACATTCAGAATGTCCAGAAGGAACCAAAGGTCCAACAGGAAGTACTGGACCGTCAGGAAGCACAGGACCTACAGGAAACACAGGACCTACAGGAAATACCGGCCCGACCGGAAATACAGGACCAACAGGAAGCACAGGAAGTTCATACACAGGACCAACCGGAACAAGAGGAAATACAGGACAAACTGGAAGTACAGGACCGACAGGAAATACAGGTCCAACGGGAAATACTGGACCAACAGGAAATACAGGTTCAACGGGAAATACAGGTCCAACGGGAAATACAGGTCCAATGGGAAATACAGGTCCAACGGGAAATACAGGACCAACTGGAAATATAGGTCCAACCGGTAACACTGGACCAACCGGAAATATTGGGTCAGATGGAAACACAGGGCCAACCGGAAATACAGGTTCAACCGGAAATACGGGACCGACAGGAAATAGTGGGTCAGTTGGAAACACAGGACCAACCGGAAGTAGTGGGTCAGATGGAAACACAGGACCAACTGGAAATACTGGACCTACGGGAAATACTGGACCTACCGGAAATACCGGTCCAACGGGAAACACCGGACCAACAGGAAATAGCGGACCGACGGGAAATACAGGTTCAGACGGAAATACCGGTCCAACGGGAAACACCGGACCAACAGGAAATAGCGGACCGACGGGAAATACCGGTTCAGACGGAAATACCGGTCCAACTGGAAATATAGGACCAACCGGAAATATAGGATCGACGGGAAATACAGGTTCAGTTGGAAATACCGGTCCAACTGGAAATATAGGACCAACCGGAAATGCAGGATCGACGGGAAATACAGGTTCAGTTGGAAATACCGGTCCAACTGGAAATACCGGTCCAACTGGAAATACAGGACCAACAGGAAATACAGGACCAACAGGAAATACAGGTTCAGTTGGAAACACAGGACCAACCGGAAGTAGTGGGTCAGATGGAAACACAGGACCAACCGGAAATACTGGACCTACGGGAAATACTGGACCTACCGGAAATAGTGGGTCAGATGGAAATACTGGACCTACCGGAAATACTGGGTCAGATGGAAATACTGGACCTACCGGAAATACTGGACCTACCGGAAATACTGGGTCAGATGGAAATACAGGACCTACCGGAAATACTGGACCAACAGGAAATACTGGACCAACAGGAAATACAGGTTCAGTTGGAAATACAGGACCTACAGGTGCTACGGGTGCTACGGGAAATACAGGACCTACAGGAAATAGTGGGTCAGATGGAAACACAGGACAAACCGGAAATACAGGACCAACAGGTCTTTTAGGAAATACAGGACCAACAGGATTGCCCGGTTCAACAGGAGAAAGAGGTTCAACAGGAGAAAGAGGTGTATCTAACACAGGACCTACAGGAAATACAGGACGTACCGGACCTACTGGACCCACAGGTAGTGCTGGACAAAATGGTAGTACTGGTTCTACAGGTCCAACTGGTAATAATTTCGCTACAGAAGTATTAGCATTACAGGTATTAACATCACAATTATCATTATCGAATAATACAACTGTTCTATCTGGAAATTTTGTTGTGAATGGGTCACACGACATTGTGACATCTGTTGCCCTGACAAATAAATTACTGAATCACCCCGTTCCGGTTTCGGGTTCTTTGGCAGGTTCTTCATTACCAGGTTTAAATTTTACGTGTTCGGGAAGTGGGGTGTTTGTAAGTGTCTGTGGAGATGGTGTGACACACACATCATCTGACTATGGTGTGTCATACACATCAGACGTTCATGACAGTGTCACATTCGCTACTGCGATTTCGTCTACAGGTAAATATCATTGTAGCGTATCAACAGGTGTGCCAAAATCGTGTATTAGAATGTCGTCTGATAATGGTTCTACGTGGACTGAAACAATTATCCCAAACTCAGATTACAATAAATGGTTGCAAACGGTGGTAATTTCTCGAACTGGTAAATACATATACTGTGGTGGTGGTGGTGGTGGTCTGTTTGAAAGTTATTCGTCGAACGATTTTGGCGTTACGTTCACCATTGGTGGGTCGCCATTGAATAGAACATCTTCAACTATAACATCTTCAGGTTTAGTAATTTCAGTAACGGATACAGGATATTACTACAGTACAAATCTTGAGACAGGCACTAACGATACTTTAATAGATAATCGTGGTGTTATAGATGGTCTTTATTCGGTTTCTCATAATCCTTCTGGGGATGGTTGGATTTCAGTAAGTCCAAACGGTTTTATTTACAATCCAAATTCTTCAAGTCCATTTCCGGGTTCTGTTCTACAGACAACACCAGAGATATTCGAACAAGTTATATATGGTTATGAAGGGAGAATATGGGCGCGTTCTACTACGTCGGTTTACACAACCAACAATATGGGTGTTTCATGGAATAAAATTTATACAGGGTTGGTTTCTGGAATGTGCCTATCTGACGGATTGTCTACACTATACTTACTTCTTCAAAATGGAGACATTGTAAGGCAATACCGAACATTCCGTCCAACAATAAATGTATTTTCCGGTCCGTACAACATTTTCAATTCGGCTATTACGACTTTCAATAATTTCGGTTCAATAATGACACCGCAATCAATTTCGTTGACACCTGGAATATATCAATTCTATTATGGATTTAAGATGGGAAGTTCAGGTCCTGTTGGAATGTGTACGAACCAAAACATATTATGGGGTCTATCCTCTACAGAAAGCGTACCCAATCAACCATTTAATCACTTTAGTAAAACAGATGTATATAGCATAGATAGCTCAGTTCCATCAACATGGCAATCATTTAATAATTCAATAGTTATAATTTCAACTACATATTCGACAGTAGATATTAACGCAAAACTTATGAATTTACCATTTGGCGACCCAACTGATACGTATCTTTATGATTCATTTTTGAATGTATTCGCAATAGGTGATGTTTAATCTCTCATCTCTATTTTGAGTAATCAACCGTTTTTGGTTTTACCAGTAGAAACTCAATAACGAATCGTGGTTAGAAGTGGTTTATGTTTTCAATGAAATACAATTACACATATATACAAATATACATATATTTTTGTCACTATAAATATATAACCAAAACAAAATGTCACGAGTTGTAGCATTAGTGTCAACCACAAAAAAGAAGCATATATATGGTCGGGTAAAAGAAATGAATTTTAGAATGAGCACAATAGGTGCAACACAAG